ATTACTTTAGGATCTATAACTGGTTGTTTTGTTTCTGGCTTAGATGAGACTGGCGTAAAACCAAAATCCTCATTCAGATCAAAGCCTCTCATATAATCAGGTATATTATTGTCTATCATTTTTTTCTTCCTTTCTTTTTAAACATCCATCGAATACGATTGTTTGTTAATTCATTGTATCGAAACAATATTCGTATCAATGCGAATATCACAATCACTAATATAACATAAACCCACCACACTTGCCTTAACTCTACCTCGATCATTTGTTTTTCTTTCTATGTTTATTAATTACTTGTTTTGTTTTAATTTCATTTATACTTTTTTTTCTGTATCGATCAGCTAAAGGACTATTTGGGTGTTTTTCAGCAATCTTTTGTAATGTATCATTCCAACCACTATCGGGTTTATGTGTTAATCCCGATACACCACCAACTATGTTTAATGATGTAAAAACTTGCCTAAAATCATTATTATTATTTACAAAACTATCTCTTTCAGACATTGACATTGTTTTTTTTATTATTTTACCTGTTTTTATGTTTTCAAAAGTATATGTTGGCATTTGATTTTAAATATTTTTTTCTATACCATTTATTAAATTTTTTATCACTTAAATATTTTACTATTTCTGTGCATGAGCTATGATCTGACTCTATATAATCAGCTAAAAATCGATAACATTTTTCATTTATTTTAAATAATTTTTTCATTTTTTAATATTTATTCTTTCTAACAAAACTTTGTCCGCAATAATTGTTTTTTTTCCAGCATTTTCAAAGTTTACAGTGACTACATTTTTGATAATAGATTGGATTTGGCCAGTTCCCCATTCTTTATTTTTAGGATTGATAACATAGTCTCCTGGTTCATAATCAAAGATCATTTTTTATTAATCAATTTAATTTTTTTTTATCTATAATTGGTGTTAGATTTAAAGCAGATTCTGTCATAGCTTGAACCATTTTTGTATAATCAATATCTGATAGCGTAGTTTTATATATTTTTAATGCCTGAGCCATTAGTGTACCTGCTACCATTTGAGGTTCAAATTTGTTTATTATAATAAGTTCCATAACTTTATTATATATTTCATCATAAGCTTTTTTTAAGAGCTCATCTTCATTGTCGTTCATTATCTGCTTTTCTTATAATATTATGTACCTCTGTTATATCTAACTTTTCAATACTAGGTACATCTTTCATTAATTCATTTTGTTTTAACACTTTTGCTTTATGTTCTTTAGCTAATCGAGTAAAAAACTCAAAAGTTTCTTCATTGTGACCTATTTCAAAATCTATTATGTTTCTACCTGGCATTATTTTAAAATCTCTATACTTGTATACCTTGTTTATACCATTCAGGCATTACAGACGGTTTTCGCCAAGTAGCAAATGGTCTTTTTTTCATAATATAATATTTTCTGTAACTCGCTATCGAATCACCTGGTACTTTACACTCATCTGGCATAGCTGGTGGTGGATCTGTACCTATTATATTTAGTGGTATATTTTTAGGTATTTCTTTTAATATTTTGCCTAATTTTTGTATTGTCATGTGATCAAAAGGTTTTTGATATCTTAATATAAATTGTTCATTTAATGCCATCATGTGTCTATATAACCATATATAATTATAAGCCGACTGCATGACCCAAATTGTGCTTGGATGTTTTACATGACTGGCCAGATATAATGATAGTTCTAAATCACCATCAGGATGTAACCATCTTTTTATTTTACGACCATTAGCTGTTTTACCATAATATTCTGTGCCATCTATAATTCTGTGTGCTGATGATAACATTTGTGCTGATTCAATAATCATTTTACAAACGTGTTTATCACAAGACATTTCAGCGGCACGAACAGGGTCTTTATCTAAATAAAATATATTCATTACCAAAGTTTTTTATTTTTAACTTCTTTATATCTATTCGTTCTTGTTTTTGAATATCTTTTACGCCAAGCCCAAACGCATATAGCATTTGATAATATAATTATCATATCTAGTATTTTATTCATTAATGTAAAGTTCTTTTATATTTTAGACACAAGTCTTTCCACACTTTAAACCAATATTTCTTGGCCCAAGCTGATTCGGCGCCATTTAATGCTTTTGCAGCTTTTTTTATGGCAAGATTATGTGCTTTTGATGTCAATTTTATCATACTATTATTATATCAAGTTTTTAATAATTTGTCAACTAAAATTTAATTGATTTTAATGTTTTTTTGTAATTTTTTATTTTCGTAATCTTCTTTATTGTCTTGTTTATTGTATTGTTGCATTTTTAACATTAATTTATCTACTTTACTGGGCGCTGTTAAAACGTCGCTTGCCGTAATTTTAAAAACACCTATAGTTGCTATTGTAGGGCCAAAACAATTTGTTAAAAATAATAACACCAATATACTAATTATTTTTTTCATCTCTCATCTCTAAAATTTCATTCACTTTTATTTTTATTTCATCTGGATTTAATTCAGACATTGACCTTTGATCTACGTTATCTCCAAATATAGATTTTAATAATACACCTTGTTTTTCTTTATATATGTCGTTTTTCTTTTGTAATCTTTCTATTTTTTTTTCTAACTCTTCTTCTTTATTCTTAATGCCTTTATTTCTTAAATATTCTTTATAAGATACATTCACTGCCACTAACATTAAAACGGCCAAAGGATCAAATACAAGTATTAAACATACAATAATAAATTTAACAGCTTTATCTAAATTACCATCATCAGCATCACCAAATAATATCTCAGCTACATACTTAAACGGCCCTATCTCTTTGTCTATGGCTAATTGGTTTTTATCGTAATTTAATTTTTGATTTGATAATTGTGTAATTTTATTTGATGAATTTGTTATGATACTATTGGCACGGTTTCTTTCAGTTTGTTGTTTCTGTCTTTCAATTAAACCTTTATCAGCGTCTTTGTCTATTACCTTGTCTAACGCTTTGTCAAGTTGGTCTATTATCTTTTGAGCGCCTACAATTGCTTTCTTTTCAGACTCTATTTGTCTTTCTATATTCTTTACTAATAATCTATTACCAGTATTTGGTGCTGCTGTATCTAAATGCGCCTTGGATAAAAAACCAAATATACCTATTGAGGTAATAAACATTAACATCAATACGGCCGATAACAAATAGGCACGAATAGTTTTAGGTAATAAATCTAAATTCCAATTACGATATAACCATGATACGGTTACCAATTTTGCCACTTCTAAAGTTACGCCCATTGTAATAACGGCCCAATAGGCGCCAGCAAATAACGCTGCTAAACCTAATATAGAATAATAAGCTCCTATAAAAGATACAGCAAGACCTGATATCAATAATAATATTGTTAAAATCATATTTTATTTATTTCTTTTCTAGTACTATTATATAACCTAACACACTTTGATATCCCTCGGATAATTCAAAAATAATTTCTTCAATAATTTTAATTTTAAAAAAATTTTCACAACTTATAATTAGTTTTTTTAAATCTAAAATAGGTGGTTTAGCATAGTTACTTTTTTCTGAATTTGAATTACTTGATATTATTATTACTTTACCTTTTTCGTTTAATATTTTTTTAAATTTTAAAAATATAGTTTCAATTAATTCAGGATTTCCGTGTAAACAACCTCTATCATATATTAAATCAAATTTTTCATTTGGCAAATCTAAATTTATATCACCTACTAGAAATTTAACATTATTAAAATGAATGTTTTTTTTACAAATATCTATAGCTGTTTTTGATATATCAATACCTATAACTTCAAATCCTTTTTTACATAAAAAAATTATATCATTTCCCGTTCCACAACCTATTTCTAAAATTTTTCCTTCTTTAATTTTATAATAATTTAAAATATCTTCTAAATTTTTGTCGTGTTTTTTTATATCCCAAGGCAAATTATTAGTATTATTAAGAGAATTATGTTTTATTAAAAAATTGTACTCCTTTTCCCAATAATTTTTTTTATCCTCGATCATTAGTCTCGATTAATTTTATCAAATTCTTCAGGTGTAGGTATTTTTGGTACTATAATAAATTTTTCTTTAGGATTTTTTTCACCTAAAAATTTTAAAAATTGTCTTGTTTCGTTTCGAGCACATCTCTCAAAATAGTCAGCTGTCATTCTTGCCACTGTCATGCCCAAAATAAACTCTTTTACCTCTGCCTTAAAATTTCTTTTAAGACCTGCCTCACGACCTAAATAATAACTTAAACCTACTATAATAGATGCTCCAGTAAAAAATAATAGTTCGTTCATCTTTTTATTATGATCTTTCCATCTTTTCTTAATTTGTGTATAATATTTATAACTTGCTGTTCGTAGTCTTTTGTCGTGCTCCAACTATCTAAACCTTTTGCTAACTCAATGCCATCAGGTTTTCCCCATAGTCTATTTTGACGATCTCTTATTTTTCTAAACTCCGAATAAACTTGTTTTGTATTTAAAATGTTTATATAGTCTCGTACACTCGCACATTTATTAGGATAAGACTTGACACGCCAAGATAAACTTTCATTATAACCATGTGGCAACATACCTTTATCTTTATTCCATATTCGTATGCCAAATAAATTATTTCCTTCACGAGCAAATCTACTCAAACCAGCATTACTCTCAATAATGGCCTGAGCAATAATAAGTTCATCAGGTATTCTTTCATTTTTATGTAATTCTAAATTTAAATAAGAGATACATTTTTGCATTGTTGATATAAAAATATCATCATTATATGTTTCAATTTTTGGTTCTGAAAAACCTAATTCTTTAGCCCATTTTATAGTCTTATCAATAGCTTTTTCTTCCACTGAATTTTTAGATATGAAATTAGGATAAAAAGTGCCTATAAAAAAACCTAATATACAAATACCAATTAGAATTGACATTTGTCTAAAGTGAAATTTTAATCTACGTGGTAGTTTATATTTAATATACCACCTTAAAGGTCGTTTCATTATCTTTTACTTACAATGTATTCGTAAAAATATTTTGGCTCTTGCATTTCATCAAGTTTTACTGAACACTCAATGTTTCCCATATCTACACTCTTTACTTTTTTCTGTAAGAATAGTAATCTATTGTCATCCAGGTATCTTCTCATCTTACTAAAAATTTCATCTGATTCTCTTTTAGAAAAGTTATTCAATACATCTTCTTGAAAGTTGCCTTCATAATAAACCGTCTTATCGCCTTTTTTTCTGAACCAGGCAAATTCTTCAATCTTCTTAACTGCGTCTAGTATAATTGGTTTGAGGTAAGGGTCTTTAAACTTTTTTGGTTTCACTTCATTCATTATATATCCTTTGGTTGATTATAACTTTAGCCCTATATATTTAAGTTTAGGTGCAAAACTATAAAATAGTTTATTATGGTTGCCTGTATCATTCGTTAGAAATTGATATAGGTGTACCATCTCGTGAGCTAAAGTTTCTAAAAAATCTTTTTTCGTATCGTATTGTTTGTCCATTTCAAGTTTAAATAATTTGGTGCCTTTTCGTTTCCACTCAAATTGTATTACTTGTCCCATACATTTTGAATATTTAAGTTCCTTAATTTCTATTTGATTAAATGAAGATAGTTTATTGTTAAATATGCCAAGATTTAACATTTTAAAATATTTTTTAATATCAGTATAAGTTGTTTTATACTTTCTTTTAAGAGAAAGAAGTGGTTTAAGCTTCTTTCGTACAGTTAAAACTTTTTGTTTGGTTACTTTTATCATACATTATTTACAATCGTCCTGTATTTTTGTATCTTTTAGTAAACTACATTTATAATTTTTATCTGCTTCAAGTCTTAAATCAGCAGCCATCTTATCTAATATGGCAGGTAAATACTTTTGTAATATATTTATACTATCAATAGCAAATATATGAGCAGCTCTTGCCAGTTCTTGCTCTAATAACTTTGATGTATCAATGGGCTGGCCAGTCACTTTTTGTGATATTACATGACCTATTACAGTAGTATTATATTCACTCGCTTTTGTAAGTGAGTTCATTGTACAGGTTAAAAAACCGTACACACATACGGCCAGTACAGTAAAGTATATTAAGTATTTTTTCATATTTTATAGTTGTTAGTTTTGCATGATAACAATGAAAAGTTAAAATAAACAGAAAGTAAGTGTGTAGAAAGAATAAGACACACTAAACAAAAACTAATCATTGTTATCATAGGATAAAGGTAACATTTAAATATGATAATTTCAAGCTTTATATTGATTATTTTAAAACAAATAGTGTAATAAAATCAATGACTTAGCTTAGATTCTATAAGTCATTGTTTTTAAATACTTTTTTAAGTTATTGATTTTAAAGGCTTTTTTAGGAAAAGCCTTAAAAAAACCTTAATTTCTTAAAAACTTATCGTTCCAGTTAAAGGCTTCTTTTACACAGTTTTCAGTGAGTCCTTTATAGGTAAGATTCAATTTTTTTTCTTTTATATTAAGTAATACCTGAGCGTCATCTTTGTGTAATGCTTCAAGCATTTGTATAAAAAGAGTTTCTTTTTTTACTTTAGGTATGTTACTGCCGCCTTTAATGAATAGATAAAGTTTTCTTGCCTCATCTAATAAAGAGGTATGTTCTGTTCCTTCCGGTGCGTCATTTTGTATAAATGGCGGTATTCCTTCTGGTATATCCCAAACAATGTTAGGGTCAAAAGCAGCTTTGCATAACTGTCTTAAACCTTGACTATCGTTTTTTCTTAAAACTTCTATTTTTTTAGGTTTATCTTTTGCGTTATTTACTTTTGTAAATATTTCATGAGCCAAAGGTCTTACATTAGTGGCCGTACGAGCCGCCGCTGCCATACTTTTTGGATTCATTAGGCTTGAGTGCCTTGATTTTTCTTGTTCCATTATATCTCCAATATTCGAATATTAAAAATCACCAATGTTTTCCATTAACGATTTTAATTTGTGTTTCATAAAGTACGGTAACAGTTTGGACCTGCTAGGTATTTTATAATCTCTATATGTATTTATAATAGTTCTTTCTAGCTCTTCTGGTATGCAAGAAAGGTCTATTAATCGTTTATTTCTTTCATAATACTTACTGGTTTCACTTCCTAATGGTATCTTTTCAACGGTTGACCATTCTTCAAGTCTTTTCTTATTGATTGGCCGTTGCTTTTCGTTTGTTAGAAAGATGTCATCGGGACTTAATATATTAGGTATGCCATCGGAACGGTCGCCTTTTATAATCTGTTCATGTAAAAACAATTTAGGATTTACACCTTCACCTATAAACTTCTTTTGTATAGGACTATATTGTTTTACATTTGTTTTTGTTTGTAATTGTATAAAGTCTTTGTCGCCACTGATAATCATTATAGGTTCATTTGTATACTTTACAAGTGTGGCGATTATATCATCTGCCTCGGCTTTTTCTATGTACATCATTACATAAGGAAAGTTTTCAGCAATCTCATGTTTAATTTCAGTAATTATATTGAATATGTTATCCCAATCTGTTGTCGAGTCTACACGGCCTTTTCTTCGAGCATGTTTGTAATTAGGATAAACGTCTCTACGCCATGGTTCACCAGCATCAGCACACAATACAATGTTATTACCATATTCTGATTTAAACTTTAAATTAAAACCTCTTAATGAATTAATAACCATGTGCCTTACCATTTCTTTATTTGGTAAGTTCTCGGCTTTGCCTCTTGTTTGAGCCATTAGATTCGAAATAAGCACTTGGTTTAAATCTACGAGTATCATAAAGTTCTTGTTAACCTATCATTAGCAAATTTTATATAATCTTCATCTATATCACAACCAACATAATCTAAATTATACTCTTTGGCAACAAC